TTTAGGCGGATGGTCGCCCCAGCGATAGGTGCCGTGCAGCCCAATGCCGAGCGCCTCGGCCATTTTCTTGCGGTCGCCAAAGTAGGCAATAGCTTCGTCCGTTGTCATTTTTTTTGCTCCTGTGTGAAATTAACTGTTTACACCATAATACAATCTGTGTTTATATGTAAATACAAAATCGCAACCGGATAAGCCAACCGCGATTAAGCAGGAGAAAACGACATGAACGACCTTGATGTAATGTACGACGACCAAGGCATTGTAGAAGCCGCCCTGTCAATCGCCCGCACGGTTCGCGACGACGTACCGGCAGGACGCTGGACCCGCACAGCGGTGCTTCCCGGCATCGGCGCAACCATCAGCGCGATGGCAAGCCGCCTCAACCATACCGCAGCGGCGGCAGAACTTAAATCATTTGGCGATTACGTTGTTGAGACTTTCGACAACGACGATCTGGACGGCCTGATTCAGGATTATCTGGTCTGCGCTCAAACGCTGGTCGAAGACGACCGTTATTATAACTAAACCCACAGGAGATAAAAAATGGCTATCAATCTACAAAATACAAACACCGTATCGGCCAGCAGCATCAAGCTGCTGGTCTACGGCCAAGCGGGCGCAGGTAAAACCTCGCTCATTCCGACCATGCCCAAGCCGGTGATATTGTCGGCGGAAGGCGGGCTGCTTTCTATCGCCGGGTCCGACATCCCGTTTATCGCAGTCAACAGCATGGACGAACTGCGCGAGGCATATACATGGCTGGCTGGTTCCGACGAGGCCAGAGCATACGACAGCGTGGCGCTGGATAGCATCAGCGAGATTGCGGAAGTCTGCCTTGGACATGAAAAGGCCAAAGCGAAAGACCCGCGTCAGGCTTATGGCGAGATGCAAACGACAATGGCGGAAGCCATTCGGTCATTCCGCGATTTGCCAAAGCACGTCCTGATGACGGCCAAGCTGGAAAAGTCACAGGATGAAATGGGACGGATGCTTTACAGCCCATCGATGCCGGGTAACAAAACCGGCCAATCGCTGCCGTACTTCTTTGATCTGATGCTGGCCCTGCGAGTTGAGAAAGACGCCGAAGGCGTATCGCAGCGCGGCTTGATGTGTGACAGCGATGGCTTATGGCAAGCCAAAGACCGCAGCGGCAAGCTGGATCAATGGGAAAACGCAGACCTTGGCGCAATCATTGCCAAGCTGGGAGCAAAATAATGTCCCTTGAAAATCTCAGCCAGAACTGGCTTGACGCAAAGCAAGCCGAAAAGGTCGCAACCGAACGTCGGCGCGAACTGGAAGACAAATTGCTTTCCTTGATCGGCGTTGCAGAAAATATGGAGGGTACTGAAAATGTTGAAACGGACGGAGGATATAAAATTAAAATCACTGGACGCATGACCCGCAAAGTCAATGGCGAACGCATTCAAGAAATTGCAGCGGAGGAGGGGCTAACAGATCATTTGCAGAGCCTGTTCCGTTGGAAGCCGGAGATTAATATGTCCGCGTGGAAAAGCGCAGACAAAGCGATCACCGGGCCGCTACTTGGCGGCATTACCACCCAGCCCGGAAGGGCTTCATTCACTATCACAAAGGAATAAGTGATGACCAGAACACGACTTACAAACCGAGAGCGGTTTGAGATTGAAAGTTTAATCGCGCAGCACGGCGATGAAACGGACCTCGGTTGGCAATACCACGACGGATGGTCTGACGAAAACGTGAGCAAACAATGCAATGCTACGCATAAAACGATTTCGGCAATCAGAAATAAAACCTTCGGCAGTCTTGCAAGCCACGCTAGTCGATCTAGCGGCAAGTTGGCAGAAGTTTTACAAAAACTCGAAATTTTGGAAAGGCGATTGGAGGCGCTTGAAAATCACTACACCGCACCTGAGAGTGCAATCAACGGAACATTTTTAACCGAAGGAGTAAACTAATGGCTTTTCTCGACGAAACTTTCGACATTGCTGAAATGCCGGTTACGGAGCAGCGCAGCTTCGACCCGGTGCCAGCAGGATGGTACACCGCAGCAATTGCGGGTGCCGAACTGAAAACCACCAAGGCCGGAACGGGTAACTACATCGCTGTGCGGTTTGATATTACCGGGCCGGAGCATCAGGGGCGCGTGGTCTTTACAAACCTGAACACCCGCAACCCAAACCCGAAAGCAGAGGAAATCGGGCGGGCGCAGCTTGGTGACATCATGCGGGCAACTGGCGTTGCAAAGCTGGAAGACACCGACCAGCTACTTGGCGGCAATTTGTCAATCAAGGTCACGGTCAAAAACGACCCGACCTATGGCCCCGGCAACGAGGTCAAAGGCTTCAAGGCCGTTGACGGCTCCGCACCGCCAATAGCTGCCGCACCCGCTGCGGCTGCACCGGCAGCACCATCCGCAGCCCCGCCTTGGGCAGCTAAATAGCAAGGAAGGCCGGGGGCTAATAACCCTCGGCCATTTTTACATGACAGCAATACCCCCACCCATTCACACCATCGCCAATCTGATTGACGAACACCATGCCAGCCAGCCGGACGAACCGCGTCTGCACCTCGGCGGCTCTATGCTGGGCCATCCCTGCGAACGCTGGCTCTGGCTGTCGTTTCGCTGGGCAGTGCGCGAGAAGTTCCCCGGTCGCATTCGCCGCTTGTTTCGGCGCGGTAACAATGAGGAGGACATCATCACGGACGATCTCAAAGCCATTGGCATTGATATCAACAGTACAGGCGATCAGCAGCGTTTTATTAAATTTGGATCGCACGTTGGCGGATCGGTTGACGGCATCATTGAGTCCGGCGTTCCCGGTGCTGAGAAAACCCGCCATATTGCGGAGTACAAAACCCACGCCAAAAAGTCTTTTGAAGATTTGGAAAAGAAGGGTGTGCAAGCATCCAAGCCAATGCACTGGGCGCAGATGCAGGTCTATATGCTTGGCACTAAAATTGAACGTGCGCTGTACGTTGCCGTATGCAAAAACGATGACCGCCTTTATACCGAGCGAGTGAAATATGATGCAGAAGCCGCTAAGAACTTACTAGATCGCGGACGACGCATTGCCACGACCGAACGCATTCCTGCACCGATATCAACAGATGCAAGCTGGTATCAGTGCAAGTTCTGCCCGGCGCATAGCTTCTGCCATAAGGAACAATTAACCCAGCACGTTAATTGCCGGACCTGCGCCCAATCTACGCCGGAGGATGATGGCACATGGTCGTGCGCTAGATGGGAAAGCAAAAACATTCCCGGCGATTTTCAGAAGACCGGCTGCGATAGCCATGTGCTGCACCCTGATCTGGTGCCGTGGCCTGTAAAGGATAGCAACACGCCACACGAAGCCGTGTATGAAATTAACGGCAAAGACATCCGCAACGGTGAAGGTGACGCTTACGTTTACAGCAGCAGGGAACTGATTGCTGGTGGCGCGGTCTGCGCGGCTGATATTGTGCAAGAGGTGCGGGAAGCCTTTCCCGGTGCGGAAGTTGTGGAGGTGCGGGATGCGCGTACTTGATTTATTTTCAGGAATAGGAGGATTTAGCCTTGGACTCGAACAAGCCGGACCATTTGAAACAGTCGCATTCTGTGAGCGAGAACCCTTCCCCCAAGCCGTCCTCAGAAAGCACTGGCCCGACGTCCCCATCTACGACGACGTTAGAACCATCCCCACCGACGAACTCGGAACAATTGATGTTATCTGCGGGGGATTTCCATGTCAGCCGTGGTCCGTTGCCGGGCAGCAGAGAGGCGCAGAAGATGACCGTGACCTCTGGCCGGTCATGGCTTCCCTTATTGAAAAACTACGGCCTCAATGGGTCATTGGGGAGAATGTGCGAGGCTTTGTTAACGAGGAACTGGGCCTCCAGCGCAGCCTTTCTGACTTGGAAAGTCTCGGATACCAAACCGCGCCATTTATTGTTCCAGCTTGCGCCGTCGATGCCCCGCACCGAAGGGATCGCGTCTGGATTGTGGCCCACACCGACCGCGCATCTTCACAAAGAGGGCGCGTATCCAGCGGAGTACACGCGGAATACGCCGACGCTAACAGCAGAAGCGACGAAATCGGAATGCAAGCCTCACTCCAGTGGCTCCCTGAACCCG